TCAGACGGGAAGTGCGCCCAAATCGGCGTTTGCGCCCCGATCTGCGCTCAAGTGGGGCGCAGGGCTTCGGCCGGCCGAGATGTGCTCCACGGCGTCGGCGAGCCCATCCGGCGAGTGCTTCGCGTAGACCTGCTCGACCATCTGCATCGTGTTCCCGAGGATGCCGGCGATCTTCCAGAGCGGGACGCCACGGCGCGCCATCCAGGTCGCCGCGGTGTGCCGCAGGACGTGCGGGTGGAAGTCCCGGACGCCGACCTTCTTCGCGATCCGTTCGATGTGGTGGTAGATGTCGGATGACGTATCCAACACATAAGACGTGCGGCGTTCCTCATAGGCGCGCTCCAGGACCGGCCGCAGGCGCGAGGAGATGGGCACGCTCGGGCGTTTCTTCTTCGAGCGCAGATCGCCGTGGCGGTGGTAGTGGATCACGCCGGCTTCGAGGTCGACCTGATCCCACTGGAGGCGCTCGATCACGGCCCGGCGCGCGGCCGTCTCGATCGCGATGTGCAGGAAGCGCTCGGCGCGGGACAGGCGCCCATCCTCCCGGCGGGTCTCAGCCTCCGCGAGGATCTTCTCAAACTCGTGGACCCGGAGCCAGCGGTCCCGGATCTCCGGGGCCTCCAGGCCTTCCACCTCGACCCGGGCGGACGCCGGCAGCTTCCGGCGCTTGATCGCGTAGTTCACGGCCGCCTTGAGCTTGCCCACCTCCAGCCAGACGGTACTGGCCTTGGCGGGCGTGCCGATCCGGCCGGCGCGGCGGTCCTTCACGTACCTGTCGATCACGGGCTGCCCGATGTCCGAGACCGACAGGTCGCCGAAGGCCTGGAGCAGGTAGCGGCCGACGCCGGCCGTGTTCGGGCCGGAGACCAGCTTCGGCAGCATTTCCTCTGCATAGAGGCCCCATACGGTGCGGAAGTCTACGACCGCTTTTTCCGGACGGGCCGCGGCGTGGGCTTCGTTGAGAAGCCACTGGCCGAAGAACTTCTGAGCCTTAGCCACTTCGCGTTCGCCCGTCGAGACGCGGCGAGTTCTGCGTCCTTCGAGCCAGTGAATATAGTACCGGCCGTTTTCGTGCAGTTGAAGTGTTGGCGCATTAGACATCGCTCTGTCTCCAGAAATGCATCAAAGTCGCATTCGCGAATGAGGACAGGTCGGCCGGGAATAAAGGCTAGGCGTCCGGCGTACCTAAGTTTGCGGACCTTCGAGACTGAGCACCTCAGTCTCGCGGCGACATCAGCCTCACTCAGTAGCGGATGTGTCATCTTCGGCTATCAGCTGATAGATCTTGAGAGCCGTTGCGGACTTCACGAGGCGATTGACCTGGATCCAGGCGTAGCCTGGGCGGCCTTTGGCTTCCGTTATGTTGAGGGCGGCCGGCGCCTTGTGGTGCGCTTCTTGGACGTAGACATCGGTGAGCTGGTTCAGCTCGATCGACAGCGCGCTCGCCATGCGCTGTAGGTTCTCCCGGGTCGGGAAGCTCGTCTCGTTCTCCGTGGTGTTGACGACATTCCGGTTGAGCCCAGCGCGGCGCGCCAACTCGGCCTGTGACCAGCCTCTGTCTCGCCGCAGCTCGGCGATCCTCCCAGCGATCATGTGCAGTTTAGCTTTGCGCACACTATCGTCTGCTGGGCCCGTTGAGCTTTCCCGGAGCGCTCCTGCGTCATCGGACAAATCGTCAGCTATCGCGTTCATACCATTCCACGCCCCGCGGCAGAGGTGCCACAACGCCGTCGTAAGACATTTTGTCCGAAATCGCAAATCGGCATGTTGACGGCGGACATAATGTCTGACACGAAGGTATGCGTCAGACAGAGGCGGCAATGGCGAGCTTCAACAGCACCAAGTTCCTCAAGGCCTACTTCCCTGACTGCGCCACCATGCGGAGCCTGCTCGCGGCCTACGGTTTCGAGCAGCCCATGGCGGACACCGCCGAGAAATGGTGGCGCCGCGGGTCGGTGCCGGGCGCTTGGCTACCGCTTCTTCTGGGTGTGCTGGAGCTGGAGCACGGCCAGCCCGTCTCGTTGCTACCCTACATTGAACGCTAGCCGAGCGCCCGACGTTCTGCTTCTGTTCCTGCGGCCCCTATCAGGGCCTCGACCCGAAATCCCTGGTGGTATGCAAGGTGTCTCGTGAGCTTACAGGGTGACATACGGATGTTTTGGCGTTTCGCCAGCGTTCTGCGATTCGGGGGCGAACGCGGCCTACCGCGATGTGTTTTGGATGAGGCTCGCGACGAGCTTGCGAGCATCGCACGACACACACGTAGCCATGATTTGCGCGCACAATGCGAAGCGTTGCTCGATACTTACGCCGAGCAGCGCCAGCGGGATATGACGATCGTACCCTTTTGGATCGACTTAGCGCCGCAGCTCCAGTGCGTCTGCCCGGCCTGCGGAGCACAACTTCCAGGTGAAAGCAAGACCGCATCACCTAGGTTCTTCGCGGTATGAGAATTCTGGGGATAGATCCAGGAGCAAAAGGTGCGCTCGCGATCGTCGAAAACCACACAGTACGCATCTTCGACATGCCGCGCCTGACGGTGCGGCGTGGCGGGAGCGATAAGGACGAGGTCGACGGCTTCGCACTCATGGATCTGCTGTCTGATCTGTCGCCGGACGTGGCTTACTTGGAGCAGGTCGGCGGCATGGACGGGCAGTCCGCGAGCGCCGCCTTCAACTTCGGACGGGCCGCTGGCGCCCCGGAATATCTGCTGATGGGCCTGCGGATCAGACACAGCCGCGTCCCGCCGCAGGTCTGGAAGCGAGCGCTCAAGATCAAGGGCGGGAAGGACGACGCCCGCATGGAGGCGATGCGCCGCTGGCCGGCGCTCGCGAAGGAATTTCGGATCCGCCGGCCGGACTTCGCCGAGGCGGCGCTGATCGCAGAGTACGGCCGCATCCAAGAGGGCACCAATGACCTGTTCGCGTGAAATTCCGGACTTCTCCCAGCCGTTAGATCGACCGGCCGCGCCCACCTTCGACGTGGTCCAGCGCCCGGAGCACTACGCCTCCGGCGGGATCGAGTGCATTGACGCGATTGCGGCGGCCATGTCGGTCGAGGCGTTCCGGGGCTACCTCCGCGGCAACGCCCTCAAGTACCTCTGGCGCTACGAGCGGAAGGGAGGCCTCGAAGACCTCAAGAAGGCCGCTTGGTATCTCGACCGCCTCCAGCTCTCGATCGAGACGGCCGCCTGATGCAGCCGGTCCCCCTCCCGCACCAGATCGACGGCGGCCAGTTCCTCGCGAACGGCGGGCTGCTGCTCGCCGACGAGCCCCGCGTGGGCAAGACGGGCGCCTCGATCCTGGCGCTCGACTTCCTCATGGCGCGCCGCGTCCTGGTCGTCACCACGGCGTCGGGCCGCTTCAATTTCGGCCGCGAGGTGCGGGAGTGGCAGGCCTTCCCGCGCGAGGTCCAGGTGCTGATGGGCACGATCGGCCGGATCCAGCCGCAGGCGGACGTGGCGGTCGTGGGCTGGTCGACGGTCGGCAATGAGCAGCAGCAGGCCCATTTGCTCGACTGGCGGCCCGAGCTGGTCGTCCTGGACGAGAGCCACTACGCCAAGAGCTTCGAGGCGAAGCGGACCGTCGCGGCCATGGCGCTCGCCGCCCAGGCGGACCGGACGTTCTGTCTGTCCGGCACGCCCATGCCGAACAGCCCCCTCGACCTGTGGCCCATGCTCAAGACGCTCGCCCCCGAGCGGGTGAGCGATCTCACCTACGATCAGTTCATGGACCGCTATTGCGTCTACCGGCGCAAGTTCGTGGCCGGCGAGTGGAAGGCGATCGTCAAGCGCGGGAAGAACGAGGTCGAGCTGCGCCAGCGCCTCGACGGGCTGCTCCTGCGGCGGACCCAGCAGGACGTAGGGATCCGCGAGCCCATCTACTCGACCCTGGCCCTCGACGGCGGCGCTGTCGGCACGGCCGCGATCCGGGCCGCCCTGCGCGAGCTGCCCGAGGCCGACGAGATCCTGGACGCCGCCGAGACCGGCGACACGAAGGCGCTTGAGCACCATCTGGGCACGCTCCGGCGCGTGACCGGGATCGCCAAGGCCCACGCGGTCGCCGAGCTGGTCAAGGAGGAGATCGAGACCGGCAAGATGTCCCGGGTCGTGCTGATGTGCTGGCACACCGGGGCGATCGAAGCGCTCCAGGGCCTGCTCAAGGCCTACAACCCGGTCGTCCTGGACGGCTCGACCCCGGCGGCGAAGCGTGCCGGCGTGATCGAGGCCTTCCAGAACAACCGCTCCCAGGTGTTCATCGGTCAGATCATCGCCGCGGGTGAGGCGATCGACCTTTCAGTTTCGCGCGACCTGATCTTCGTCGAGCAAAGTTTTGCTCCGAAGGACATGAAGCAGGCCGCGCTCCGGATCACCAATCACGGCCAGAAGGCGCAGTGTTTGGTGAGAGTAGCCGCGCTCGCGGGCTCGATAGACGAGGCCTTGACTGCGGTGTTAGTGCGCAAAGTCGCTTCAATCAAAGAGGTTCTTCAGTGAGCATTTCGATCACCATCAACGGCGAGAGCGCTTCCGAGGCTATCCGCGAGATCTTAACGCTGGCCGGCAGCATGGGCGTGACCCAGGCCACCGCCACGTCCGTCCCCGCGCTCGCGACTGGCATGTCTGATGTGTCGTCCGACAAGGGCGCTCCCGAGGCGGCCCCCGAGACCAAGGTCGACACCGCCAAGGAGCCGGCGAAGTCGACCCGCAAGAAGGCGGCCGATAAGCCCGCACCGGCCGCGCCGCCCGAGCCCGCCCCCGAGGTGAAGGCCCAGGACGCCGCCGACGAAGCGGCCGAGAGCACCGCGGCCGTCGAGGCCACCGCGGCCGAGGCCAAGGTCGACCCGGCCGAGGTGTTCGACCGGAACGTCATGCGCAACGCGGGCGGCGAGTACGCCAAGCTCTACGGCATGCCGGCGGCCCAGGAGGACGGCCCGAAGATCATCGGCTACCCGGCGTTCTCGAAGGTGCCGGATGAGGAGATCGAGAAGGCCACGCGGGCGCTGCGCGCGGCGATCGTCGAGAACCCCTACAACCGCACGAAGGTCGCGTGATGTCTGCCGGCCACGCCCAGCGGGATCACGCGCAATGGAGCGCCAGCGCCAGCGCCCGCCTCTGGGCGTGCGCCGGCAGCCTCGCCCTGTCCGGTCGCACCGGACGGGCTGACAACGAGAGCGAGGCGGCTGCCTGGGGCACCGCCTGCCACGAGGTTGCGGAGGACTGTCTGACGAACCGGCGGGAAGCTGCCGAGTGGGTCGGGCGGTTCGTGAAGACGAAGCGCCACACGATCGAGGTCGACGAGGAGCTGGCCGAGACGGCCCAGGTCTACGTCGACTACGTCCGGCAGGCTGCCGACGTGCAGCTCGGCGGCCTATGGATCGAGCAGCGCTTCAAGCTCGACGCGATCAATCCGCCCTTCGAGGCCGGCGGCACGGCCGACGCGGTCATCTACCGGGCGATCCAGCGCGAGCTGGAGGTCGTCGATCTCAAGGGCGGCCGGGGGATCGTCGTCGAGGCGCTCGGCAACAAGCAGGCCCGCACCTACGGCCTGGGCGCCGTGCTCAACAACCCTGGGCTCGACATCCAACACGTCAAGGTGACGATCGTCCAGCCCCGGGCGCCGCACCGGGACGGGCCCATCCGGTCCGAGACCTTCCACATCACGGACCTGATCGACTGGACGACCGACCTGCTGGCCGCGATGCGGCTCGCGAAGCTGGCCGACGACACCTACGGCTCGAACGCATCGGAGGATGGATCCTTCGACGAGTGGGCCGAGCGGTTTCTCGTCTCGGGCGATCACTGCACGTTCTGCCCGTGCGCCGGCTCCTGCCCGGCCCTGGCGAACGCCGCCCAGGCCAAGGCTCACCTGTTCTTCAAGGATGAGAGCGGCGTCGAGCAGGAGAACACGGCCGGCCGGCTGACGCCCGCGGAGATCTCCAAGATCCTCGACGCGGCCGACATGATCCAGAACTGGCTCAACGCCGTGCGGGCCCATGCCCACGCCCAGGCAGAGGCCGGTGTCGAGATCCCGAACTACCAGCTCGTGCCCAAGGTCGGGCGCGAGCGCTGGAACGACGGCGCCGAGGCCGACGTGCTCGCCGCGTGCGAGTGGGCCGAGCTGCCGCCCAGCGACTACCAGAATGCTCCGAAGCTGAGAACGCCCAAGCAGATCCGCAAGGCGCTCGGCTCGGACCTAGCGAAGCTCGTCGAAAGACATTCGACGGTGCCCACTGCCGGAACCTCCCTGGTCCGGCAGGATAAGACGGTGCGTGACCCGGTTACGCCGAAAGCGCTCCAGTTATTCTCAGTGATTGACGACTGAAAGGACACAAGATGACTTCCCGTACCGAAGATTTCCGCTCGCCGCTCGCCCGTCTGTCGCGCGTGAACCTCTACAAGCCCCGGGCCAACAAGAAGGACCCGAGCAAGCTCAAGTTCGAGGTCAACCTGCTGTTCCCGAAGTCTGCCGACCTGTCGGCGATCAAGGCAGCCGTGATCCAGGCGGCCAAGGCCGAGTGGGGCGAGAAGGCGGTCGACCTGCTCAAGAACGGCGCGATCAAGCAGCCGATCCTGGACGGCGACGGCCCGCAGGGCGTCTCGAAGAAGACCGGCGAGCGCTACAAGGAGCTGGAGGGGATGTTCTTCATCCGCTGCGCCTCGAACCTCCAGCCGGCGCTGCTGAGCCCGAAGGTCACGGCCGCGATCGACGGCACGCACCTCTACTCCGGCTGCTACGGCTATGCCGCGATCCACGCCTACACCTGGGAGAGCGACGAGAACGGCCGCGGCGTCTCGATCGGGCTGAGCATGGTCCAGCACGCGAAGGACGGCGAGCGCCTGGGCGGCGGACAGGCGGATCCCTCGAAGTTCTTCGAGACGATCCCGGACGACGACAGCGGCAGCGACGGTGCCGGCGCGGTGCCCGAGGGCGACGGCGCGGGCGCGCTGTTCTCCTGATCGTCTGATCCGTCATGCGACGCCGGGCATGGTGTCCGGCGTCGCCCCGCAGTAGGAGATCCCAACGATGTCACGCATGAAGACCCTTGCCGTCGCGCTCGGCGCCGGCATCGCCGCCTCCGCGGGCCGCATCCTGTCCGGCACCACGACCAATCAGGTCGTCGAGCCCCAGGACCGCCGCGAGCGCCGCCGGCAGCGCCGCAAGCCCACCAAGGGCGTCTACCGCCCGCGGCGAGGCTCCCGGAGCCGCTACACGCCCCACCAGGGCGAGCGCGAGCAGGCCCGCCGCATCCGGCAGCTCATGGACGGCCAGCTCCGCTGCTGGGAGCCGCCGGTCGAGCCCACGCCGGCCGCTCCCGAGCCCGCGCCGATCAAGGCCTCCGTGCTGATCGAGAACGGCCTGGAGGCCGAGCGCCGGGCCAAGCGCAGCGAGGCGGCCCGGAAGGCCGCCGCGACCCGCGCCGCTCGCAAGCTGGAGGCGGCCAATGGCTAAGGGGCAGCCGGACCCGGGCATCGGGCACAACTCGGACAGCATCGCTGCTGACGAGCTTCGCACCTTCATCGAACGCCTGGAGCGCCTCGCCGAGGAGAAGGCCGGCATCATGGGCGACATGAAGGAAGTAATGGCCGAAGCAAAAGGCCGTGGCTTCGACGCCAAGACCATCCGGAAGATCTTGCGGATCCGTTCGCGCGACCATTCCGAGATGCAGGAGGAGGCCGCGGTACTCGAACTGTACTGCCAAGCGCTCGGCATGGAGAACTTCTTCGCATGAACATGCCCATTCCTCCCGACCGGAAGGTCCGCGGCGGTTGTGGCTTCTGCGCCCTGGTCTGGTCGCTGATGCTGGCGATCATCCTGATCTGCGCGACCGCCTGGGTCGTCCTGTGAATGGACTGCCCGACCAGTCCTGGCATGCGGAGGCGCTTCGCCTCCACGGCCAGGGCTGGACTTCCGAGCGGATCGGCTTCCGGGTCGGCCGCTCGACCTTCACCGTCCAGAAGCTGCTGTTCCCGGGCACCCAGGAGGGGATCCGGGAACGCTCGCGTGAGCGGCAGCGCCGCCGCGCGCTGGATCCCGCCTACGCCGAGCGCGAGCGCGAACGCCACCGAGCCCGCCGCGCCAGACAGAAAGCCGCCTGCCAATGTTCGACCAAGACGACGCCCCGGGCTACCTGATCGACGCCTACAAGACGGCGATCGAGAAGGGCCTGCTCAGCCTCACCCTGACCCGCATCGGCACCGAGAACCGGATGTGGCAGGCCTCCAGCCGCTTCCCGCGCTCGACCGGCTACCACGTCCATATCGAGCCCGACGCCCTGGACGCGGTCATGGGCGCGCTCGGGGCCTGGGCCCGCGTGGACGCCGCGCCTGTCACCACGCCGCCGGCCGCGCCCGAGCCCGCCGGTTTCTTCGACGACGAGCCCACCGAGGGCGACCCGCGCGAGGACATGACACTCGCGGACCGGCAGGCGCCGGCCGAGCCCGAGGGCGAGAGCCTGTTCGACTGATGCTGTCGCCGGGCCTCGACTTCGATCCGCGCTTCTGGCCGTCTGATCCGTCGCCCGACGCGGCGGTCTGCCTCCAGCTCTCGGACCGGATCGACTGCTACTGCCTGCTCGACCGGCAGGACTACGAGTGGGCCCGGCGCTGGCTCTGGTGTCACACCTACGGCTCCGGGTCGTTCGACCCGGAGACCTGGACGATTGATCGCCCGGACGGGATCTACGCCCGCCGGTCCGTGCCCATCTCCGGGCGCGTCACGCCGAGCGGCCGGCCCGCCTACGGCAACCTGTTCCTGCACCGCGCGATCCTGGAGCGCGCCGATGGCCCGCCGCCGGACCCGTCATGGGTCGGGGACCACATCAACGGCGACACGCTCGACAACCGGCGCTGCAACCTGCGCTGGGCCTCGAAGTCCCTCAACGCCCAGAACACCGTCCGCTTCCGGAACGCCACCCTCGCGCGCTACGCGGCCGAATATGCCGCCGCGCATCAAGTATAGCAGAGGCTATAATGTCCGGCCTGGAGATCGACTTCGAGACGCGCTCGCCCGTCAACCTCAAGGTCGAGGGCGTCTACCGTTACATGGAGCACCCGGAGACGGTGCCGCTCATGGCGAGCTACACGATCGACGGGGGCCCGGTGCGCCGCTGGCGTCCGCCCGAGCCGTGCCCGGCCGACATCGTCGAGCACGTCGAGAAGGGCGGCCAGATCTCCGCGCACAACGCCGGCTTCGAGCGGCTCCTGTGGCAGATGATCCTGTCGAAGCGCTACGGCTGGCCGGCCGTGCGCCTCCGGCAGTTCCGCTGCACGGCCGCCACGGCCGCCGCGCTCTCGCTCCCGCGTGACCTGGATGGGCTCGGGACGGTGCTCCAGCTCAAGGTCCAGAAGGACAAGACCGGCAAGGCCCTGATCGACCGCTTCTCCAAGCCTCGCCGGGCGCTCAAGGCCGACCTGTCGCGCTACGAGGGCGGGCCCATCCCGACGCTCTGGCACGAGCCCGAGGCCTTCCCGGAGGAGTTCGAGCGCTTCCACGACTACTGCGACCTGGACGTGCTGACGGAGCGGGCCGCCGATCGGCGCATGATCCCGCTGCGGCGCGAGTGCCAGGAAGCCTACTGGCGGTCCGAGGAGATCAACGACCGCGGCCTGCGGATCGACGTGGAAAGCGCGACGGCCGCCCTGCGGCTGGTCGACCGGGCGAAGATCCTGCTCGACCGCCGCATGCGCCGCGTGACGGAAGGGGCGGTCGAGGCCTGCTCCCAGGTCTCGAAGCTCAAGGAGTGGTGCGTCGCGCAGTTGGGGCAGGGCCCCGTGATGGAGTTCGCCCAGGAGCTGCTCGACAGCGAGGCGCTGGTCGGCGAGAGCGCGGACATCCCGCAGTTCGACAGCCTGGGCAAGGCCGACCTTGACGACCTGCTGGAGCGCGACGACCTGCCGGCGGCCGTCCGGCAGGCGCTGGAGCTGCGCCGGGACTACGCCAAGGCCTCCACGGCCAAGATCAAGGCCTTCCTGGCCCGCGCCGGCAGCGATGGCCGGATCCGGGGCTCGTTCCTGTTCCGGGCCGCCGGCACCGGCCGCTACAGCTCCACGGGCGCGCAGGTCCACAACCTGCCGCGGCCCCGCAAGGTGTTCGACGACGCGCACCTCGACCAGCGCGGCCTGTTCGAGGCGATCCGGCACGCGAGCCCGGAGTGGCTGGAGACCCTCTACGGCGAGGAGCTGGGCAAGACGCTGCCGCTCCTGTCGGACAGCATTCGCGGCTTCATCTGGGCCGGCCCAGGCAAGGAGCTGCTCGCCGCCGACTACAGCGGGATCGAGGGCGCGATCCAGGCATGGTTTGCCGGCGAGGACTGGAAGGTCAAAGCGCTGTTCGACCTGATCCTCGACCCGTCCCTGCCCGATATGTACCGCCGGGCCGCGGCCGGTATCTACAACACGACTACGGACCTGCTGACGAAGAAGGACAAGCGCCGGCAGGTCGGCAAGGTGTCCGAGCTGAGCCTGGGCTACCAGGGCGGCGTCGGCGCCTTCCGGAGCATGGCCCGCAACTACAGCCTCAAGCTCGGGCCCATCTTCGGCCCCGCCTGGGAGGCCGCGGACGGGGAGCGGCGCGAGAAGGCCGCCAAGCGCTACGAGGAGTGCCTGGAGCGCGGCGAGCTGCTGACGAAGCAGCTCACCCGGGAGGAGTGGATGGGCGCCGAGCTGGTCAAGATCGGCTGGCGCGCCACGCACCCGGCGATCGTCGCGAGCTGGAAGACCCTGGAGGCCGCCGCGCGCGAAGCGGTCGACTACCCTGGGCGCCAGGTCCAAGCCCTCAAGGTGTCGTTTCGGGTCGCCCGGGGCTTCCTGTTCTGCAAGCTGCCGTCCGGCCGGTGCCTCGCCTACGGGGCGCCGAGCGTGCGCGAGGTGGAGGTGCCGTGGGCGGACAAGGCACTGACGCCGGACCTGCGCGAGAAGCGCCCGGTCGTGACCTGCCTGGGCGTCGACAGTCAGACCCGGAAGCTCGTCCGCTACGCGCTCTACGGCGGCCTGATCTTCGAGAACGTGGTCCAGGCTATCGCGCTCGATCTCCTGGACAATGGGATCGAGATCGCCGAGGCCGCCGGCTACCCTGTCGTCGGGCACGTCCACGACGAGATCATCACGGAGGTTCCCCGGGGCTTCGGCGATCTCGCGTGGTTCGAGAAGGAGATCTGCCGGCTGCCGGAATGGGCACGCGGTCTGCCGCTGACTGCCGGCGGCTGGCGCGGGAAGCGCTACCGAAAAGACTAGGCGTCTCAAGCCTGTACGCCGCCGGCCCGTGTTCGCAACTTACGGTGCGAACATGGACGGCCAAACCTGTCAACGTAACGGTGTGAAAATATACCGCCTGACAACCCTGCGCACAGCTTGTAGACCCCGTAATGGTGCCGTTACGGCGCTGCTGCTTAGGGTTGTGTGGAGTGGCCTAGATGTCAGACAGGCAAGACAAGTATCAGCGGTTTCGTCACGCCCTGATGGCGCCGTATGACAATCATCCGTCCGGGACATTCCCGATCTTTACGACGAACAAGCATTTCAATCTGGCGGACTACGCTGCCGAGAGCGCAAACCATTCGGTCGACAGCTTCGACAATCTGGCGCGGGCGTGCCCGGACGAGCTGTTCATGGATCTCGGCTGCGGCCGGCGCGCGACGACCCTCGACAACATCCTCTACGTCGAAGTCTATCCGTCCGTCTCGGCAGATCTGATTGTCGAGCCCATTTGCCACTACCCGATCAAAGACGGCACACTGCGCGGCATCGGCTGCTTCGCCGTGCTCGAACACACCCGGCAACCGTGGATCGTCGTCCAGGAGATGCGCCGCATGCTCAAGCCGGGCGGACAGGTGTTCATAGACTGGCCGTTCCTCCAGCCGATCCACGGCTATCCGAGCCACTACTTCAACGCCACCCGCGAGGGCCTAACGACGATCTTCGAGGACCAGGGTTTCCAGGTCGATCAGGCCTTCACGGGCGCGCACCAGACGGCCGCCTACACGATCCAGTGGATCCTGGCCCGGTTCGCTCACAACCTGAAAGACCCGGAGCTGCGGCACGAGTTCGCCCAGATGACGGTGAGCGATCTGGTCTCCATGTCGCAGCAGGATCCGCTCTGGTGGAAGTTCCTCGACGCGCTGCCGCCGGCCGCCTTTTCCGAGCTGGCCTGCGGCAACATGCTGTTCGCCACCAAGCAGGACTAGGCTCACGGGTTGTCGGGCTTGATGAGGTAGATCCGGACCGCCGCGTTTGCCGGCGGGCTCGGGGCGAACCCGTCCGGATACATGACGAACCGGATCTTATCGCCGATATTCAAGTGCCGAATGGTCGGGTTGATCGCGGTGTATCGAACAACGTTCGGTCGCCAGTCCCACTTGAAGTAGTCGCCGTCACCTTCTTTCGTATCGAGCCCGAACCCGAAAGAGAACGTGCCCGAGCTATCGCCCCAGCGCAGCAGGGCGGACAGGGAATAGACGCCGCTTTCCGGACAGGTGTACCAGAAATTCGTGCTGTCCCATAGGTTCTCAGGGTCCGATACTTTCGTGCCCATGCCTAGGCGGAAGAAGTTGTTCGTGTTGTTCGTCCAGCCGGCGCCATTGCCTGTGATGTCGACGAAATGATCGCCGATCACACCGAGGCCGCTGAAAAACTTGACCATCTTCTTGCGGTTCTTGGCGCCCTGGGCGACGTTGCCGCTGGCAAAGCTGTAGTCGTCCAGGATCACGCCCAGGTTGATCCCGTCGACTGAGCCCAGCAGCGTCGCGTTGCCGCTCTCGTCGTTGCCCCAGCCCAGCGAGATCGAGTTGCCGCCCTGGCCCGGTCCGGTGCCCTGTTGGACGGGCGTGTAGCCGTAGGTGCCGGGCGGCCCCTGGATCCCCTGAATGCCCTGGTCGCCCTTGGGCCCCTGAATGCCCTGCGCGCCCTGGTCGCCCTTCGGGCCCTGGAGGCCTTGCGCGCCCGTGTCGCCCTTGTCGCCCTTCGGGCCCTGGGTGCCGGCCGTGCCGGCGGGGCCTTGGATACCCTGGTCGCCCTTGGGCCCCTGGAGCCCCGGGTCGCCCTGCACGCCCTGGAGCCCCTGATCGCCCTTGTCGCCCTTCGGGCCCTGAATGCCCTGGGCGCCCGTGTCGCCCTTCGGGCCGGCCGAGCCGGCCGCGCCAGCGACGCCCTGGAGCCCCTGGTCGCGAGGCCGCCCGCGAACTTGTCGGGACAGGACGTCTGCGAGGCTGCAGCGGGTATCGTGCAGGCCATGAACGCCGCGAGGGCGGCCTGCGGGAGGTGGAGGCGCTTCGTGAGCATGGGCGTTCCCTTCGGAACCGAAGGTCGACGGCGCGCTCGAAAAGGTCAAACGTAGGCTGCGGGTTCCGGAAGGAACGCAACTCGAGGGTCGATTCCTTGCCTCCGCGGCGACCGCGATCTATCGTTGCCCATTCCTTTCGGAGCCCGAAATGCCGCGCAGACCGCTCCTTACTCTCGCGTTCGCTCTCGTCCTCGGCGGCTCCGCCCCGGCCCTCGCGGACGGCGCCCTCTACTTCATGCGGGGTGTGCCCAGCTTCGGGTCCAATCTGCAGGTCGGCGGTCACGGCGAGACGGCCATCGACATCGGCGGCGGCGAGGGCGTCCAGCTGGAGTTCCAGAACGCGCCGTCCTGGATGACGGTCGCCGAGATCCAGGAGGTCGGCCCCGGGCGCGCC